GCGCCATCACAATACCAACTAAACTGACAACGATTCTTAATAGGATAAAACTCGCGATCCTTGTCTGCTAGGTTTTTGTTCTTCTTAGTTTTCCAGCTTTCACGAGTTGGTCCTTCGTGTACAACTTCACATATAGTGTTAGGATGCCGATTACTGTTTACCCGATTAATAACTACTCGTCCAACTGCAATCATACCTAGTTTACTTTGGTTACGAGCCTCCCAGTATATGTTACGAGCCAGACAAAAGATCTGCTCGTCAATTTGACGATTCAAAGTTTCGACACTTCCGTCTGCGTGTTGCTTTGCTGGAAGAAAAATCAGAGGTGTATGTGCTGATGTTTCTTTATAAACTTCGTTGCTATCTTTAATAGCAAGATCAGCCTCTGAGCTGTTATATTCGCCCCAAGCTACGATTACTGCCCAAGCTACAAACAACCCTACTAATACACGTTTAAACATACGTCTCTCCATGACTGTTACAATTAGTTATATATTACTGGAAATCTTGCTGATTGTCAAGAAATTTTTCCAAATCTCCGTACAAACCAAGCATTATACTGTCTTGTTCGTCAAAAACGTACAAAGACAATGGCTTAGGTGCAGTATATGGCTGAGGCCATTTACCTTTGATAAAGTAAGGTCCTGCGAGAATACGCTCTAATTGTAGCAATCTTTTTGGAGTAAGCATTGTGGCAACTTCAAATTTATAATGTGTCATATCAATTTGATTTGCCAGCATCCAGCCGGTAGTGGTTAATCGTAGGCTGTTAGGATTTTGTGGGTTTTCCCATATCTTAGTTTTGAGTTCACGAATAGTATATTCTTTACTCAACCCAATATCAAAGAAAAGTTTGGTAAGCTGATTCTGTGTATATTTTCTAGGGGTAGATGGTTTCACCTTGCTTCAACAATACCACGCTAAATTTGTCAGACTGAAAAAGTATGTTTAATTTCTTAGCTAGGTTAATAGCATGACCTGGATTTGAGAAGCTGACCTTTTTGTATTTTGGTCCAGGATAAGAAACTAATATGTTATGTGTCTTTAGGTTAATAGGCGCATTGTCATAGAATACAGCCCAGATACCTTCACTTTGTAAGACTTGATCTGATTTGTATGTATTCTTATTTACATACTCAATTATAACGTTTGGTTTAGGTCTTGACATATATCCAATCTCTTATCGAACAATAGCACCATAATATGCTACGTTTATTTACCTAAAAATTTAAGGCTTTAATATATAATTTCCGCCATCAAGTTCAACGGCAATAGCCTGATTGTCAAGATACATTTGATGTAGCTCGACATTCAATAGTAGTATTTTAGTTATCTCATTGATAGCACCACTGGCAAGTTTAATATCAATAACGACATCTTTTCTGCCTGATTGTTGTGCAACTCTAATCTGATCTGCTAATCTTTGTAGACTAACAGTTAGTTTTGGAGATGTGGGCAAGCTATTTTCCATGCTTCTAACATTTCATTCTCAGATTTAAATGGTCCCAAATATGGGTAACGTTTGATGGTGATTAATTTAGGACAGAAGTGACTGATCCAAGCATCTGTGTCTAGTTCAACACAGTAGTAGCCTGCACAATACATGCTCTTACTACTAGCAGTCTTGCTATACACAGGAATACGTGTTTGTACATTATAACTTTCGTTATAGGTTTTTCCTTGTACGGGGAAGCCGTACAGTGTTGGTATTTTAGATTTTGAATCGTTACCTGCAAACTTCTTGCCCATCGAAATATTGTAACGAACTTCGATGTCTTTGAGGCTTGGAAAACGTTCACGCCTGCCATCTTTAACGTAGGTGTATCCTCCGCCTTCGATTGCTTGAATATTAGCGATTTTTTCGCCGGCTTCTTCGACGATCCAGAATTTGTTTGAAACTACTGGAGTTGCTGTTTTTTGTGTCATTTTTTATACTCCGCTGATAACAGTTCTGCATATTGTTGTGCCTGATCGCTGATGCGATTAAGTTCATATTTGCCACAGAACTTTAGGAACTTTGTTCCTACTTGTGAGATTTGCTTAGGCACACTTGCTTCTGCAATGGTACTGGCAATCTCCTTCTTGACCTCATCAGGCTGAGCCGTGAGATCAATTAGTGTACGGTTACGTTCATAATCATCTAGTACACGATGTTCTTCTTCATTATGGTCAACCCAACGTTGTAGCATCAAGTTGTTCCAGTTAAAGCCTTTGGTATTGCGATCCGCAAATGCTTCCAGTAAACCTACCTTGTTCTTAGTACCTTTCTTACGTACACCTGGATAAGCACTGAACACGTTGTCACTGCTATCGCCTCGCATGCACTTTTCAAACAGTAACCATTCAGGGTCAGGTACGGCTTTAGGCTCTTTAGTTTTCTTATCAATAACAGGCTTGCCTTTGTCGTTAAACACACCTTCCAGTGTGTAAAGTTCACTAGCAACACCGTTGTATTGGCGTACATTCTTAGCCAACAGTTGATAAAAGTCACTGTCATTGCTAACAATAATATGATCGTCGTTAGGATGACTTTGAATCCAGCCTGCAATCAAATCATCAGCTTCTAAGTTAGGATGACGCAGAACTGTACAGTTGCTACGGTCACGAACAAAACTAGTGAGATCATCGTAGGCTTCCCAAAACAGTTTATCTTCTTCTGCTTCTGCTTCAGTCAGTGCCGCACGAGCAACCGCACGATTCTTCTTGTAGGGCTCATAGTAGTCTTTGCGCCAACTACGTCCTTCTAAACAGAACACAACATGATCTGCTTTTTGATCACGCCATACTTTATTAATACTACTCATTGTAACATGAATAGCAAAGCCTAGTTTAGTCCAAGTATCTGCACCTCTAAATGCACTATGACGGGCACGAAAGAATGTATTAGCAGTGTCTACAATAAGATATCTCATATTTGAAGCCTATAGATTTGTTCAACTATAAGATAATATACTATGTTTATCCGGAGTTGTCAACCTGTTTTTGTAAGAAATTTGCCCAGGCTAAGTGAGCATCAACACCGTAATGATAGCTATGTTCATTTACGGTACTAAACCCTTGGTCTTTTAACCAAAAGTAATAGGCGTATTCTCTGTCATATGGAGCAATGTAAGAACTTCCCCATTGTGGTCTAACCATTTGCTCGGCTGCGAATCTATGAAAATAGGAATAAGTGTTGAAAAATAAATGAGGTATATTTCGATTCTCTAGGTCTTGGTGCCAAGCCCAAATTTTTTCATGCCAATTTAGTTCTAATTCAAGTTCTTTGTCAGCTTGTTCGATGATCCACTGTTTGTATTTATCTCGTAAATCATCTGGTACTATATCAGTTCCGCTAGCATTTACTTGATAATATGTACCTTCGTATAACCATTCTTCACGTTCCCAAGTACTCCAACCAATTAATACCAAATTTGGTTTCGGATTACCTGCTAACCACTCTTCGGTAGTTCTAATAATACGTTGGTTACTCGAAGCACTTTCGCTATTGTTTACTGCCTTCCAATCTAGTAGATCTGCTAGTACATTACCAAAACTTGCAACAACATTCTTTGGATGTGGTTGACGATTTGGCGGGGGAAATTCCCAAGGATCATCTTCTGCAAATGAAAATGGAACTACTGTTTCGGCACCTGCACTGTGACTATCACCGTTAATGTAGAGTACAGGCTTAGCCGACTTCACTACGTCCGTCATCTCTTTTTACTTCATTTGGTCTTGGACGCACCTTCGGATCGGCTTCCCACTGCTCATAGTTTTCCATTAGAACATTTCTGCAAATGTCTTGGAACCAACGGTCAACAATACGGTCTTCAGATTCGTTTCGTTCTTTTTGATAACCGGCTCTAACTAACTGTGACAAGAACTTGTCATTATAGTCGATCTCAAATGAGCCATTGCCTGGATCCTCTGGATCGATTTCAAAGCTGATAACCTTAACCCACGGTTCACCAGCTTCAGTAGCCAGTTCTTTTTCGCTTTTAGTTTTACGTTTAGGAGTAGACTTTTCAGTCTTTTCAGGTTTTCCTTTTTTTGTAAATCTATCAAACAAACCCATTAGATACCACTCTTTCTCATTTTGTCTATACGTTCTTCATCCCATATAGGAGCCTTCATTGCACGTTCATGCTTTTCGTTTTTATATCTAAGTTCCCCAGGCGTTTCCAAAGATGTCGACGTGTAGCCTTGGGGTATAGCGCCAGCCTCGTTCCATTGCAAGTCCTGCGACTCGTTGGGCGTTTTCTTTGTACTCGTCATACCTACCACCCAACGGCATTGTGTACACAGGGCATGCCACGCCAGCATTGCGATATTCGTCAACAGCTCTAGTAACTTCATCAACATCGTCGCTATCAGCAACAACAAACTTGAGATAAAGATCGCTATTAGGAAGACTATTGTAACTACTAACAACATCAGGGCGGATAGCATCACTCCAAGACTCTCCCGATACGGATAACTTTGGACTACATGAGAACGTGAATCGTATTCTGTCTTGATTTTCGACAAAACTGACAAAGTCCTCTCTGAGAGTTTGTGTACCATTTGTTTCAAAAGTAACATTTTTTAAATCCTGCATTCTTGGATGATTGAATAGTTCAACATAATTCCTTTGCCATCCTAACAAAGGTTCACCACCTGTGATAATCAAATGAATATCTTGACCACTGTCGAGAGTCCATTTACCTGTTGGTGTTAATGCTAATAGTTTTTCTACAACCGCATCAGTTTCAGCATCTTGCATAAAACGTTTGAATTCTGGATAGATACTTGCATATGTATCGCAACCTGTGTGAATAATTGGAAGCTCTTCGAATTCATTGTACTTATCCAAGTTTTTAACTACTTCGGCAACTTCTGGATTAGGCTCATTCTTGGCATAGACTTCACTTTTGTCTCTACCAAACTTTTTACAACGAAAGTTACAACCAAATGTACGTAGGAATACACTGGGTACTCCTACAAACTTACCTTCGCCTTGTACGCTATAAAACGCTTCACTATACCTTAGTTTCATTTGGTGTCCTTTACTTTTAACAGTTGTAGTTCTTTGCCTTCGATTTCTCTTAATTTGCATTTGTAATCGTTAATGGCATTATGTGCGTCATACTTTGTCAAACATTCACGAGCAGTTAGATCTTTCCATATTACTTTTTCTCCTAAAGGATATGTTATTTCATATGTACGTTTCTTTTGATCCCAAGACTTAGGAGAACCGTCGGTCATGTAAGTAACTGTCATTATTCTTTATTTTACCTCTACTAAAGGTTCACTGTGATAACAATCATTGTAGTCTCCATTAGCTTTGAAATTACGTGTAGTTGTATCTTTCGTCATCATACCATTTTTAATTCTATATGTGGTATATTCTGCTTTAATGATTTCATGCTCGGTATCTTCAATGTGTTTTTTCATTGGACCTTCTTTCATTATATGATCTCCTCTGCTATTCCAATAAGTTCAGCAATACCAAACATTACTGCCGCTACTGCAATATTACCTGTAAACAGTGCGACACAGGCTCCAATACGAACAATGCTTTTTACTAAACTAGCATAGAAATGATTATCTCCTGGATCTCGTCCAGCTGGAATTTTAATGTGTTCTGGCATAGGCATATATATCTCTCCGTTAGCTGACTTGAATTGCAATATAAACGCATAAGAATAGGATAACTAGTTTACCCCAATCTAAATCAAAATCGGTTCCTTCACCAAATTTGTTTTTAAATTCGCTTAGTTTCATTCTAATCTCCATCTCTGTATCGTTGTGTTTTAAAAGGAGTATAAATTGCTGAGTTAGCACCATGCTCAGCACACTCTACACTTTCACACCAACAACGATCGTTAGTTGCTTCTCTAATTAGTTTGTCGGCAAAACGCCATGCATGTTCTGCAAACATCTCTGCACCAACACCGTCAAACTCTCTTACTTCGCATAAGTCTTTGTCTTGTAGATCATAAAAATCTTGTTTGTGAGGATCATTAATATCAACACAAGTTTTATGATCAAATGAATCTTCTAACCACGCTTTCAAAGGCTTTAAGCCTCCAAAGTCAACTGCCCAATTTTTATTGTCTAGTTCTGAACAACCAAAAATAAATTT